GGTGATGGCGCCAACGATCAGTATTCGCGTTTGGCCTACAACTGGTCCAGTTCTTTCTACGGTGGTGGAAAGGTTGGCTCCGAGATCACTGGTGGTGTGGACTTGGACGAGTATGGCGTAGGCTATGCTGGTGGTCCTTATAACCTTAACAACGGTTATTCGTCTCCGACAGGTTCCGCGGCCGGCAGTGCTATTACTTTGACCCCACAGGCAGGCCCTTATGGCACCTTTGGCAGTATGGAAAGTTCTGCCTCGGTGTTGAATAAGGCAGCGCAGTGGGATCCGGATTTCGTGTCTGGTTCTACTGCTGTGGCAGTTGTCACAGTGTTGCAGTCGGGCCTCGATCAGGTTAACTTGGATGGACCTCAATCCTTCAATGTATCCTGTTCTCTCGGAAATGGTATTCTGAAGACCGGTGCTACCACCGGTACTGACGCTGCTGCTGTTGCAACCGCACGTTTGATTCGTCGTCATACGGAATTGGTTAGTGGTTCTACCACGCCTCGTGTGAAGCTTGTCTTCGTGAGTACGGGTAGTGATGGTGCGGCTCCCAACCTTCCCAAGGAGCTGTCAGACTTTGTTGTCGGCGCTCTTACGGCTAGTTGGAACACCATTTCGTGGGCCCAAACCGATGACCTCGTCGCCGGTGAGGCAGCTGGTTCTATTGTTGGCCAGACTGTGTGGGGACTGGAGAATCAAGAGAATATCCCCGAGATCGACATCAAGGTCGATTCCGTGGCTATTACCGCGATGACCAAGAAGCTGAAGGCCAAGTGGACCCCTGAGTTAGGACAAGATCTTAACGCATACCACAACCTTGATGCTGAGGTCGAGCTTACGAGCATTCTCTCTGAGCAAGTTGCTCTAGAGATTGATCGTGAAATTCTCGGTGATCTCGTCAACGGTGCTACCGCCGCAACCTATTACTGGTCGCGTTCACCCGGTATGTTCCTCAATCGTGAAACTGGTGCAGAAGTTGGTGCGTCTTCCAAGGCTCCCGACTTCACTGGTACTGTGAGTGAGTGGTACGAGACTCTCATTGAAACTATCAATGATGTCTCCGCTCAAATCCATCGCAAGACTCTGCGTGGTGGTGCTAACTTCGTGGTGTGTTCACCCGAGATTGCAAACCTCCTTGAGTTCACCGCTGGATTCCGTGCTTCCGTCACCAATGATGACGAGAAGGGCTCCATCGGTGCCGTCAAGGTCGGTTCACTTTCCAAGAAGTTTGATGTCATTGTTGACCCATACTTCCTCCGGAACGTGGTCCTGGTCGGACGTCGTGGATCCTCTTTCCTCGAAAGCGGATATGTATACGCACCTTATGTGCCGTTACAGACCACACCCACCATCTTTGGCCCTGAAGACTTCGTGCCCCGCAAGGGCGTGATGACTCGGTACGCCAAGAAAATGGTGCGTCCCGACTTGTACGGTCTTGTTATCGTGCGTGGACTCTTGGGTGAGTCAGGCGGCTGATCAATAGATTGGTCCCTATAGAACAGATCCCCTGTCACCTTCGTGTGGCAGGGGTTTTGTTTTTCTAGAAAAAAGCTAAAAAGGTCGATCTCCCAAATTTTTTCGACGGTAAATTTTTGAGATTTTCGTTTTTGCCTACTTCCGCCGGGGGCTTTGTTTTTTGAAGACTAATTAGTGTAGCGGGAGTTTATATTAATGCCAACCGATCTTCAACCTTTATCTCAAACCAGCGCCGTTGTACTAACGTCAACCGGAAGCGCTACCCAAGTGACAGCTTCATTGCCTTTTGGGGCTTATACCGGTTCAGCCGAATTTATCACTGGTGCCGTAGCCCAAGTAGCTTATGTATATAAGAAACTAGGTGGCGATGTTGTCGACATTGAGCTTACAACGGCCAATGTCTATTCAGCTTATGAAGAAGCAGTTTTAGAATACTCCTATATCATTAACCTTCACCAGGGGAAAAACTCTCTAGGCTCCATGCTTGGAAGCACCACCGGCACATTCAATCATTTAGGAGATTTGACGGCGAGCCCCCTAAGTTCCAGTTTAAGCGGAACGCACGTCGCCTTGAAATACCCCAAATTCAAGTTCCAATCAGCGCGCACAACCGCCGATGGCCTAGTATCTTATGTGGGCATGGGAGGAGATGTTCGCAACTATTCTGCGTCCTTTGGACCTGTGCAAAACCAGCAAGATTACGATATTCGCCATATCATTGTATCGGCCTCCGATAGTGGCGTTGACGATGCCGGCACAGCAGTCTCATATGCCGGGAAAGTTAACAACAAGCGTATCAACGTCACCAAAGTTTATTACATGTCTCCTAGGGCAATGTGGCGCTTCTATGGATACTATGGCGGCGTAGGCGTCGTCGGTAACTACTCGACTTACGGCCAATTTGCCGATGACTCGACATTTGAGATTATTCCGACATGGCAAAACAAACTGCAAGCCATGATGTATGAAGATTCCATTACGACGCGCACATCCAACTATTCATATGAGCTTATTGATGGTCGCCTCAGACTGTTCCCCACCCCGAGTTATTGGGGCTTAGACCAAACTGATCGTATTTGGGTTGACTTTTATGTAGAAGATAGTCCATGGGAAGGTATCCCCGGCGCATCTGGGAGCGTCGACGGAATCAATAATATCAATACGGCACCATTTGGCAATATTCCTTATGAGAATATCAACGCTATCGGTAAGCAGTGGGTTCGCAAATATGCTCTCGCCCTCTGTAAGGAGATGCTCGGTCAAATCCGGGGCAAATTCACCACCATGCCGATTCCCGGCGAGAGTGTGACTCTGAATCACGCCGAATTACTCAGCCAAGCACGCGAAGAGCAGACATCACTTAAGGATAAGTTGCGAGAACTCCTTAAAGAGATGGAATATGTCCAATTAGCAAAGGATGATCAAGAAAAAGCAACAGCCACGGCGGACACATTAAGGTATGCGCCTTTACCCATATTTGTAGGATAACAATAGATGTCAGATAATGAATGGAAAAGACCACCAGCACCGCCCCCGCCTCTCTTCCTAGGAAAGAAAGAGCGAGATCTTGTAAAACAAGTTAATGACGAACTTATTGAAAAGGTCATTGGGCAGCAAATCCTCTATTATCCTATTGACATGCAAACCACCCAGTTTCACGAGCTTTATGGTGAAGCAATTGAGAAAACGTATCTGCCACCCGTTCGAGTGTATGCGTTGGTTGAATTCACTGACTATACCACGACATATATGGAAAACGCAGGGATTGACAAGAGTTGGGAAATAATAGTCCACTTCCATCGCCGGCGCCTCACCGAAGATCAGGACTTATATGTGCGTGAAGGGGACTTTGTTCTATATGGTGATTTTTTCTATGAAATTGTCAAACTATCGGAACCCACAAAGCTCTTCGGACAAGTAGATCACAGCTTTGAGATGGCTGCTACTTGTAAGAGAGCAAGAAAGGGACTTTTTGATGCTACCTGATAACTTTGATTTTGCAATGCTACCTACCGGCAGCGGAAATACTTTTGCTTTGAAAGAAGTGGGAATGCTTGCCTCTACTATTGAGAATGTCGATTATGCGATGATGTCGTGGGTCAAGGAAGACTTAGATCTTTCTACGCGGACCAACGAAGGCTTCACTACCGTACCTGTATTATGGCAAGCACCGGAAAGGGCTTTCCAGATTAAGCACGAGAAATCCCTCCGAGACGACGCAGGGGCCCTCAAACTTCCGCTTATCAGTGTAGAGCGCACCGCCATTGTAAAAGATCCTACCCGCCGCGGCACTTTCCAAGCCAACTATTATTCGAAGGACAAGAATGGCCGTAGTGGGCGATGGGTGATCGCCAAACGCATCGTACCCGATAAAACGCGCAATTTTGCCACTGTAGGAAACACGCGCACCAATCTCGATGTCAAGCGTCAACTATATAAACCGAGAGTAAACCATAAAGTAGTTATTCAAAGTTTATCGATTCCTATTCCGGTATATGTCACGTTAGAATACAAAATTACCTTGAAGTGCGAATACCAAGAACAAATGAACAGCTTGACAGCACCTTTCATTGCCCGTACAGGCCAAGCCAACGCGTTTGTAATGCGTAGAAATGGACATCTCTACGAAGGCTTTATTGATCAGAGCTTTACACAAACCAACAATGTGTCCAACCTTGCNGAAGAGATGCGGATGTATACGACTGACGTCACCATCAAAGTATTGGGATATTTGATTGGAGAAGGGGATAATGATGATCGACCCATCGTTAGAATCGACGAAAACACCGTAGAATTTCAATTTCCCTCGGAACGAGAAGTCCCCAGCGGAGAAATTCCGTGGTTTTCCGACAGTTCCTGAAGTGGGGCCCCTTTTTTCTTCTGACTTCAGGGGCCTTTTTGAGCTTTTTGGTTTTAGGCCGACTATTTATTCATGATTGCACTATCATACAATCTTGCATATGTAACAAGAGGAACCAAGCAATATGTCAGTAAAAAGTTTTAAGTTCGTTTCCCCCGGAGTTTTCATCAATGAAATCGACAACTCCTTCATCCCCAAAACCCCCCAGGCCATTGGCCCGGTAGTTGTTGGGCGTTCGTCGCGTGGATTGGCAATGCAACCTGTAAAGGTTGAGTCATATGCTGAATTCGTCACGGCGTTTGGAGAAACCGTCCCCGGCGCAGCCGGCGGAGATGTTTATCGAGATGGTAATTACCAATCTCCCATGTACGGCACCTATGCCGCCAAGGCTTTCTTAGCCGCCAACGTTGCGCCTCTTACCTATGTTCGCTTGCTCGGACAACAGACCGCCGCAGGTTCCTCTGCCGGCGGCGATGCTGCAGCAGGCTGGAAGACTGACGCTAATTTATCAAATGGCACCATTAGCGACACCGATTATGGTGGCGCGTAT